TCGAAGATGCCCTCGGCCTCCAGGTTGATCGCATTGTCGACCAGCCGGTCCATAGCATAGACCATCCGGCCCAGCCGGGCCGAGGTGCGGGATTCGCCTTCCAGCGCGACCTGCACATCGGTCAGGAACGAAATGGTCTCGGCAAAGGGCAGCCGCGGCGCAAAGCGCCAAAGGTCGCTCATCCCTTCACCCCCAGCCTGCGCATCACCCGGCCGACGGCCTGTTCGCCTTCGAAGGTTTCGATCTGGCTGCGGATCAACTCGCCGTCTAGGTAGACGTTCGATGTGACCTGCGACGGCCCGCCACCCTCACCGCCCCCGCCCATCATCCGGTCGGTCCGCCGCGCGTCATAGACCCGCTCACCGCCGCGCATCCTGACCAGCTCGGGACCCGCTTCCCCGACCATCGCCCAACCCGCCGCCGCATTCATCGTCCCGCTGGCATAGCCCGGAACCCCGCCGCCAATGTTCAGCCCGTCGAAGATGTTGCCGAACAGCGACTTCATCGCGCTGTTGATCAGCAGCTGCGCCACCTGTTGCAGCAGCTGTCCGACAGCCTCGCGCAGGGACTGGACGCCGGTCAGCACGTTGGTTGCCGCCGTGGCGAACATGTCGCCGATCCGGCTGCCCAGGTCGCCCACGGTCTTCATCGCGCCCGCCGCGACATCGCCCATCCCGGCGGCGGCCTGCCCAACCAGGTCCTTGCCTTCGTTCATACCCTGCGCCAGACCCTCGGCCACGTTCAGGCCGAACCCGGCAGCGACGCGCGACGGCGAATTGATCCCCAGCACGTTGCGCAGACCCTCGGCCGCACTGGCCCCCAGCGACATCCCGGCGGCTGCTGCACCACTGCGACCGTTAAGGACACCGGCGATCAACCCGTCGCCAAGGGCAGCGCCCGCAGCGGTTCCCTGCCCAAGGGTCAGCGCCTCGGAAATCGCGGTGCCGACATCGCGCGCCACCTGGATCGCGCCCTGCAGCTTGCCGACCAGTTCATCCCACCGCGCGATGATCCAGTCGATGGCCCCGCCGATGCTGGTCTTGATCGTTTCCCACGCTTCGGCGATTCCAGTCTTTATGGTCTCGAATGCGCCGATGATATTGCTGGGAAGATCGAGGAAGCCCTGCTTGACAGCCTCGATCGCGTCCCACGCTGCCTGCTTGAAAATCTCCATCTGCTCGCTAGGAATACCGAGCTTCTCCCCCAACCAGGTGAGAGCGCCGTCGATAAGACCCGTGATCGCTTCTCTTATGGAGTCGATCACCCAACCTGCAACAATGTCCAGATTGTTCCAGATCGTCCCTAGGTCCTCGACGAACTTCTTCCACTCTTCCATCGTGGGCAACAGCTGGTAAATCGCCAAGCCCAGCAGCGCGATTGCGGCGGCCTTAAGTCCGATAGGCGTCAGTAGCAGACCAATCGCCGACCCCAGAAGCCTCAGCGGTGTCATCAGTGTGCCCAGGGCTGAGAAGAAGAACCCCAGCCCGATGATCAGCGGTGCTAGTGTGGCCGTCAGTCCAATGACCCAGCCGATGATCGACTGAACTTCGGGGCTTAGGGTCCGGAACGCCTTGACCGTTTCGATGACCCATTCAGAGATGGACGCCAGACTTGGGGCCAGCGCGGCCGTCACCTGGATCAATAGGCCGTTTATCGCCTGCCCGATGCGGGTCAGGTTGTCGTTGAATTCCTCCGACGACTCGACCATGTCACTGCCGATGACAATGCCCAGGGCATTGGCCTCGGCCGCCATCTCCTGAAGGCCAAGCGTTCCGCTGTTCAGAAGTGGTAGAAGTTGCGCGCCGGACCGCCCGAAGACCTCCATCGCCAGCGCCGTTTTAGCTGGGCCATCCTCCATGGCGGCGAAAGCGCCTGCCAGATCCTGAAACACCGCCTCCGTCGACCGAAGCTTTCCGTCAGTGTCGACGACCGCAACGCCCAGCTTCTCGAACAGGGCGACCTGCGACTTGCCTCCGGCGGACACCCCGGCCATCTTCTTTGAAAGCTGGCTCAGGCCAGTGCCTAGGGTTTCCAGTGACACGTCCGACAGATCGGCGGCATACTTCAGGCGCGACAGTTCTTCGACCGGAAGGCCGAACTTCTGCGCAGCCTTCCCCATATTGTCTGCCGCGTTGATCGTCCGCTGAACCGCCAGCGCCAATCCGGTGCCGATCCCGGCAGTCGCAAGGCCGATGCCTTTCATGGACCGCGCAAGTTTTTGCCCGATGCCCTGCGCTTTCGACGCACCAGCAGCGAACTCAGCCGAGTCGAGGCCAAGGGTGACTCTCAGCGCGCCGACGAGTGTCTTTGCCATTCAGCCCAACTCCGTTTCGGAAGACGGGCCGCATAGGCCCGCAACTGGTCCAGGGCCGCGCGGCCCCGCAACTTGTTTTCGCGCCCGCCGATGAAATCGCGCGGGGACGGCATCTTCTTGGTCCGGGTCAGCGCGGCCGTGTTATAGGCCAGCACCCGGAAGACTTGCGCCTGGGCTTGCGCCCGTTCGCGCGCGCCTTGCATGTGGATCATGTACAGACGCGGCGTCAGGCCCCAGAACGCCACCGGATCAAACCCGGCGGCGATATAGGATTTCAGCAGCGAAAGCAGGTCTACAGACGCCGACCTGCTTTCGCCTTCACGTTTCCCACCGCCCTCACGTCAGCGTCGGGAAGGGCTGCCTTCAGCACGGCGGCGAAGGCTGCCGTATCTTCGGACAGAATTGTGCCAGCATCCCGGATGGTGGCCTCGGGGTGGTGGTGGAGCAGCATGGCATGGCAGACCAGGCGACGGGCCAGCATCGGTTTGCCATTCTGGTCCTCCATGTCCTTCAAAACCTGCTGCGCCGGTTTGCCCGTCATTTCCTCCAGATCGGCCAACGTGTTCATGTCGAAACGAAGCTTCCAGTCCTTGCCACCGGCAGTGGCGCTACCCTCACCCAGCATCTTCGCCATGGTCAGACCGTCCCGTTGATGCGGAACGACGCCTCGGCGGTCTGCACCCCGTTGACCGGGCTGGTGCGGGCGTACCGCTTGCAGAACCCGGCATAGGTTTCCGGCGTGGCCCCATCGGCATTCGACAGGAACTCGACCTGCACAATCTCGCCCGAGGCCTGGATCGCGGTTAGCACCGTGTCGGTGTCGCTGCCCGGAACCCAGTTCAGCGGGATGGTGATCTCGCCGTTGTCGATCAGGCCCGCGATGTATTCCTTGGTCCGGTTCGGGCTGTCCATCGCCGTGACCTCGTGTTCGTCGGCCTCGGCCATGGGCCATTCCACGTCGCCCACATGCTGCAGGGTCGTCCAGGTCGGGCCAGCGCCGACACCCACCCGAATCCGGGTGCCGTAGCCAATCGTTGCTTCTGTCATGTTGCTCTCCAGTTCACGTCAAAATCCATGCTGCGGCGGAATGCGCGCTCTGCCTCGTTCGTCCCGCTTTCACGTCCGCTGCGGGTCGCGGTCAGGAAGATGCCTTCGAAGACGCCGCAGGTGACGGCGCCGCGATAGGCGTCGAGGGCACAGCGGACCTCACGCGCCAGGTACAGCGCCGCCTCATAGGTCAGGGCATAGACATCGACCTGCACCACGGCGCGGGTCAGCCCGTCGCGGCCCTGTTGCGTGTGGCCCTCGGCCCCGGCGACCAGGTTCAGGACGACGCCCGGCAGGTCCACGCCCTGGGGGTGGACGCCCCAGTTGATCTCGGTCGTCGGGGTCAGCGCATGACCCCGCAGTGCCGCGTACTGCAGCAGCTCGCGGAAATCCTCTTCCATGCCTCAGCCCCTTGCCGCCCGCGCGGCCTTGGCCGCCAGCCGCGCCACGACCTTGTCGATCTCGGCCTTCAGCAGCGGCCCCAGCCGGTCGATGACCGCGCTGCCATCCTGTTCGAAGGCGGGCCGCATATAGGGCTGCGGCGTGTCCTTCTTCGATCCGAACTCCATAACGATGGCGCGGGGATACTGCGGCAGACTGCTGGCAGGCCCCATGTGGATGTTCGCGCGCGTTCCCTTCTCGATCCCTTCCAGCCCGCCGCGTCCCGCCTTGGCCCGCGACGACAACCCGATCGAGGTTGACAGGTCGTCCGGCGCCACGGTCTTCGGATCGTTCGGCGCCAGCCGCGCGGCCAGGTCGGCCATGGGCTGCATCGCCTTGGTCCCGGCCCGGCGCAGCGCCCCGCTGTGCGCGCCCTTCGGCAATTCGTTCAGCGCCTTGTTCAACTCCTTAAACCCGGTCAGCCTTACCGTGGTGCGGGCCATGGCGCTACCGATCCGCCCGGGCGCTGGCGGTGATCTCGCGGAACTCGTGGAACCCGATTTCCTTGATTCCGCTGATGTCATACTCGACCCCGGCGCAGACCAGCCGGTCCTTCGCTGTGATCCCGGCGGCAAAGGTCGACCACCGGATACGGAACCGCGCCGTGATGTTGGCCTGCACCTCCGCCGCCCGCAGGCGTTCGCTGTCCGACACGTCGAACTTCGACGCCCAGACCGGGCTGCCGTGGTTGGCGAAGACTTCGGTCTTCGACAATCCGCTGTCGGTCAGCGTGGCCCGGCGGAATTGCACCCGCCGGTCCAGATCGCCCGCTCCGGTCACTGCGCCGCCCGCCTTACGCCGACCGGCCCAGGATCATCACCTGCACCTTGGCGCTGGCACCGCTGGCGTTCGCGATCCGCAGGATGTCGCCGGTGGATGCGACTACCGCCCCGATCCCGGCCGTACCGCTGCCCCAGATCATGAACCCGTCGCCGGGGTTCAGCACGACCTGGTCGCCCGCCGTGCCCCAGAACCCATCGAACGGGTTGGACCCGCCGCCCACGGTGATGACCGTGGTGTTCGCGGTGCCGTCCTCGGCCTGGTTGACGATGGCGATCGCCACCAGCTCGGCGAAGGTCAGGGTATTGCCCAGCCCATCCTCGACGCCCCCCGCCAGATCAAGGTCCAGATTCGTCGCGCTGGCGATGGTTTCTTCCTTGGCATAGACGAGGTCGACCTGACCCGCGCCCGTACCATTGGCCAGCGCCACTGCCTTCTGCAGCAGCGGGGTCCAGCTGGCGTCGCCATCCGTCTGGCCCACTTCGATCCGTGCAAAAATCTTAGCCGAAACCGTCATCGGTTCAGTCCTTCTGTGAATGGGTGGGATGCGGCCCGGTCGTCAGACCAGCGCCACGCGGAACGGGGCGATCAGGGCGCGCACCGGCCCCGGAACGTCGGATGCATCATCTTCGCGGTGCCGGTACCAATGCCCGACCAGCATCAGCGCGGCGACCTTCAGCGGCGGCGGCGCCTCATCCGTGCCAAACACGGCCGTGATGGTGACCGCATCCTCGCGGCCCGACAGCACGGTCGGCACGGCGAAGTCGTCGGCCAGCACCAGATGCCCCGCGCCGCATTGCGTGTAGACCCGGTAGTTCGCCGGATCTACGGTCTGGCTATCCCCCGCCGCGTCCAGATAGGTAACGACTGCCGACTGCACGTCGGGGAACGGCAGCCGCATCGACCGCAGACCGTCGGTCCTGATCGCCCAGGTCTGGGTCAGGATGCAGCGACGAAGCACTCCCTGCCAGCCATCCATCCACGCCACGGCCCCGGCGATGAAGCCCTCGATCAGGGTGTCCTCATCATCGTGGTCGACACGCAGATGCGCCTTCGCCTCGTCCAGGGACAGCAGAGGCTCGGGCGCTTCGATCAGGACCGGGTCAAGCATTACTGCGCGCCGCCCTCTGAAGCCTTGCGGGCTTCTTCCTCGGCCGCCAGCCGCGCAGCGTCTTCCTGCGCTAGGCGGTCGGCCTCCGCTTTCTTCTCCGCCGCTGTCAGCTTCTTGCTCTCCAGAAGGTTCTGCTGACGCGCGTAGTCCTCCAGTCCCTCCGGGCACTCTTCACCGGCAAGGATCGTCACGGGGTAGATCGCGCCAGGCATGACGCAGGTGAAATCGCCAAGCAGCTTTGCCATTTCGTTTCCCTTTCGAACGATGTGGGTCGGTATTGTGAAGGGGGCGCGGTTTCCCGCGCCCCCCCCTGACAACGCCGATCCGGATCGATCAGACCGAGGTGTTCAGCGCCTTCAGCGCCTCCGGGTTCAGCAGACCGCCGCCCACGCGCTTCGTGGTGTAGAAGCTGATGTAGGGCTTGGCGCTGTAGGGGTCGCGCAGCACGCGAACGCCGATCCCGTCGACGATCAGGTAACCCTGGTCGAAGTCGCCGAAGACGATGGACTTCGACGCGGCGGCCAGGTCCGGCATCGCCGCGACCTCGGTCAGAGGATAGCCCATCAGGGTCGGCGGGACGCCCGCTTGCACCGAAGGCTGCCACAGGTACTGGTTCGTGGTGTCCTTCAGCTTCATCACCTCGCGCTGGGTGTTGCGGTTCATGATGAAACGCGCGTTCCCGGTGAAGGCCGAAGGCAGCAGGTGGACCAGATTGTGCAGGCCGTCGGCCGTCACGCCGGTGGCCGCCAGCGAGTTGGTGGTCAGGATCGCGCCGAAGGGGTGCGCCGCAGCGTTTGCACCGCCGGTGATATAGGTCAGAAGACCGTTCGGCCGGTTGTTCGCGCCCGTGCCAGAGATGAAGGCCACGCCCTCCTGGAACGCGAACTCGGTCTGGACTTCGCCAGCGAGCCAGGCTTCCAGATCGACCAGCGCATCATCCAGGATCTGCTGCGACGCAAACGGGTTCGCATAGATCTCGCCCAGGGCGTAGGTCAGCGACCCGAAGGTCGGAGTCGCGGTTTCCGGGCGGGCCGCCGTTTCACCTACCCAGCCCGACACCGTGCCGCGCAGGTTGAACAGCTTCGAGAAGGACCCGGTGCTGATCTGCTGCACCCGTGCGATCTGCCGCATGGGCGACACGATCACAAGCTTGTCGGTGATGGTGCGGTCCCACTCGGTCGGGGCGACGAAGCCACCTTCCGCCGCCGTGCCCTTGTTCAGGCTGGCCTGCACGTCGCCCTTGCGGATGTGCTGTGCGAAGGCCTTGGTGTACTCAGGATCGGCCACGCGCGATTTCTCGCCAGCGCCGCCAGCGGCGATCTTGGCCATCGCGGTGTCGAGGGCACCCTGCAGATCCAGCACGCTGGCGCTGATCTTGTTGACCTCGTCCTTCTTCACGACATCGTCGAACTTGGCATTGATGCCTTTCAGCTGCTCGCTGTGGCTCGACTTGAACGCCTCGAAGGCGGTCTGCAGCTCGGCAAAAACTGCGGTGGGGTTGGCCTCGGCGCGCGCGGCCAGGACGCCGCGAAACGCGGCCTTGTGACGGGTTCCAGACATGGAAGCCTCCTGTTCAGGGTTTCATCGTGGCAATCAGACGCTGCACAGCGTCAGGGTCGAAGCCAGCGCCTGGCATGGCTGTTCCGGCAGCGCCTGGCGTGCCGGCCGCTTCCCTCATCAACCGGCGCCGCTCGGAACGCGGCATACCGGCCTTTGCAAGGCTCGCATCCAGTTTGGCCCGCGCCGACCGTGCGGCACTGGCCTGTTCATCCTCTTGGTCATCGTACTCCGGCGCGTCGAAGGTCGCATCCGCGAAGCCCTTCTCGATCGCCGTGGCCGGCCGCAACCAGGTCTCGTCGGCCATCAGGGCCGCGATTTCCTCCGTCGGCAGACCGGTGCGCGCCGCATAGATATCCGCCATGGCCGCATCGAACTCGGCAAAGGTTTCGGCCGCGTCCCGCATGTCCTGCTGGTTGCCAATGACCATGCCCCAGCTGTTATGCACCATGAGGAAGGTCCCCAGGCCCATCTCGATCTGGTCGCCAGCCATGGCGATGATCGAGGCGGCCGAGGCGGCCAGGCCCATCACCTTCACCGTGACCTCGGCCGGGTGTTCGCGCAGAAGGTTGTAGATCGCCAGGCCCTCGAACATATCGCCGCCCGGGCTGTTGAGGTTCACGGTCACCGCGACCTTGCCGACACTGCGCAGCGCCGCGGCCACCCGCTTTGCGGTCACGCCCTCGCCAGTCCAGAAATCCTGTCCGATGACGTCGTAGATCGAGATCGTCGCGGCCTGATCCGCCTCGACCGCACGCGGCTGATACTTCTCCAGCGCGACTGCAGGCGCGTCAAAGGCATAGGACTGCGGCCGCTGAAACACGGGCGGGGTCGGCAGTTTACGAAGCGACATTCTGGTTTCCTCCTGCGGGCATAAGCCCGAAGCCATCCTTGTGCGGGCCGAGTCCTGACAGGGCCCGGATCTCGTTCGTCTCCATCCATGGGCGATGACCGCCCGCGCCGGACGCCTTGGCAAAGAAGTCGCCCTGATCCTTCAAGGTGCCACGCAGCAGCTCGCGCTCATCGAAGTCAGGCAGTATCTTTCCCCATTCCGCCGGGGTGAGCAGCGAACGAATGATCGCGTCTTCCCAGCACTTGAACCACGGCGCGAGACCGAACCGCACGAACAGGATCGCAAGCTGCTCGATGCCGGACCCCCAGGATGTGTCATCAACGAACAGCAAGGGCCGCGGGACACCGAAGACACGCCCGATCTCTTCAACCTGCGCTGCGCTAGTTTCTGCCAGCTGGGACTGTTCTGCAGTCGCGCCGATGCTTTCAGCCTCCATACCCTCTTCCAGGACGCGCCACTTGCCTGCATTGGCCGTTCCGGCCATGTTCTGCTCCACCTGCGCCTGCAGGTTCTTCTGCGCCTCAAGGCTCAGTTTGCCCTTGTGCTTAAGCCATCCGCCAGAGATCACGCCCTGCTGGAAGATTCTCTCGGCTGCGACCTGGGCTGCCAGCGCCGTGTTGATGATCCCGGCTGCAAGCTCGACTCTGGAAAGTCCTTCCACACCATCCAGGGACAGGGACCGTAGGTGAAACACTTCCTCCTGCTGAAGCGTGAGCTGCGTTGCGTTCTGACGCTGCTGAACCCGGTACGTTAGGGTTCCGTCCCAGTTCTC